CGATTTCTTTGTATTTTTTCTTAAGGAGGCGTTTTAGTGATTCTTCGGGCTGGTCCCTTATGTTCCAGGTCTTGTGCATGTCATTTACTCCTTTTCATTTGTCGCGTTTTCCAGCGCGTGGTAGATTTCGTCAAGCCTGGCTAGGATCTCCATCATGATCTTGATTGCTTCCTTGACGTCTTTGATACTGATGAGTGCCATTTTTACACCCCCTTTCTGTATTTTTTCCCACTTCGCACATCAAAATGCACCCAAGTGTTGTATACGATAATGCCGCATCCATCCGGGACGATTTCATTCAGTTTGTTGGCAAGTTCTTTTGCGCTCATGCCATTGACTCGGATATCTGCTGCCATACCGCGCATGTGGTAGCTGTATTTTGCTCCGTTGCATTTTTTGTTCCACTCTGGTGTTCTGTATCCGCTGGTGATGATTACCGGCTTTCCTAGCTTATGTCGTAAGATATCCAGAACGGTGTATAGGTAGTCGTCTATGAATACGACTTGTGAACCATCTCGGCACGCAAATTCTCGCACTTTAAAGTGTCTTGCAAGTTGTACGTTTCCGTCTGTGTCCATGATGTAGCTTTTGATCGCCATGATGTTCACCTCTCTTCATTTCGTATTTTACCATTTTTTTAATTGCTTGTCAATTGTTTTTTGGTTTGAATGGCGCTTTAGCGCCTTGCCGTATGGAGCGCAGCGGAATTCGGCTTAATTCATTCCTTTTTAGCGCTGTGCGCGTTTTCAACACTTTCAACACTTTCAACAGGTTTTCAACAAAATGTTGCACAATGATTTTCGTCATTTTGACGGACTTTCAACACTTTCAACAGGTTTTTAACAATTTTTTCAACGCTGTTTTTTACTTGTTTTTAACGTATTATCTTTATAAATTTATACTTTTCAACTTTTCCACGTACTCTACTACTACGTCTACAACAAGTTAATATAATATACGCGTGCATGCGTGCGCGTTACGTGCGCGCGTGCGCGCGTAGAGTCTAGCCCAGTCCTACTTGATAGGTACTGGGCTAGGTGACACCGTTAGAGTGTCCCTTTCTTCTTCGTTTGCTTCTTGATCACCCTTTCTTTTGTCTTGCATTGCTCTGCAAAGTCTGCATTTTCATACTTTAGCCGGCTTTCTGCTATGGCTGCTGTTTGTCTGTTTTGTTTGATTCTCCATAGCCTTTGTGGGTTTTCGGCTTCCATCATTTTTTCATAATAACGTGGAATTTGTGCGTGTTTTCCGTTTGTACATTGGATGTATCCTTGTCTCCATATTTTTTCTTTGTGCTCTTGGTAATAGTGGTCTCCCAGTCCTGGTTTCAGGCTCATACATGCGAACGGCTTTTGTTGGCCTAGTTCGTAGTATTGGTTTGCTTTCTTTCCGTCTATTTCGTACATTTTTTTCGTGACGTATCCCGCAACATATCTGTATGTTTCTGGTACTGCTTGAGCTATCTGTATTTGACCCATGCCCCATAGATCTGTTAGCCATTTACTTTTGAAGTATCCGTTGTGTTGTATCTTGTACAGGTGTTTCAGGTCTGTTGGTTGCCATCCATACAATATCATGTGGTAGTGCGGTCTCGCTGTCTGTTCTCCATACTCTCCCGCTATAAAATAGCGTAATTTGCCCCTGTAAGCCTTTCTGAGACGTTTTAGGAACTTTTGAACGTCAGTATATAGTAACGTTTGTACGCTTTCAGGCGTTTTCTCTCCCGGCTTCCAGACGTATTGCACTTTTCGCATGATTTCACCTGTTTTGATGATCATACCTGGTACATGGTCATCATCATACGTTAGTGTTATAAACCATACTTCTTCTTTTGGATAGTCTCGTGCTTCTAATTCTATGCGTGTTGCCCAGTCCTCTCTTTGTCTTATTCTGCATCCGATGCACTGCCCGCATGGTATCAACATTACATCTTTTCGAAACATTAGATCTTCATATTTTACCTGTCTTCCCGCTAACTGAGAATAGCGGGAGAGTGAATACACCCTCCCGCTAATGTCTTTGTCGTTAGGGTTGTACAGCCGTATTAACGGTTTGTAACAACTCATTTCAGATAGTCACCCGGCTTTCTCTTTTCTCCATATGATCCTGTTTTGTCTTGTGGTTTCATTTCTCGGCTTTCTCCTGTTTTTGGCTTGTTTCTTCCAGCGCCTCCGGCTGCTCCCGGCACTGTGTCTTCTGTCTTTTGCATTTGCTTGTATGTTTTGAGCAAATCTTCTGTTAGTTGTTTTGGGCTGCTGTAGCTTGTGCTCATTTGGCTTCCCACGGCTTCAGCGAGTTGATACCATTGGCTTTGGCTTTCTGATTTGCTGTAATAGCTTGTCGGTACGTTTCCGTTCATTGTTGATACGCCTAGTGCGCTTGATGATGGCATTCCCATGCTTGCACCTGTAATGGTTGCTCCTGATCCGCCTGGAGTGCTGGCTCCACCTTGTGCGTATGCTAGGATAGGGTTTAAGCCTGCTTTTTTCATGTCTTCTACAGCTCTTTGATAGCTTGTGTTGCTCATGCGCTCTTGGAACTGCCTGTTTGCTAGCGCTTCTGCGCTGTTGTAGTTCATTGCCGCATTTTGCTCGATATGGTTATAAATTCCCTGCTGGATTGCTCCTAACGTATTATAACCCATCTGGAGTAACATATTTTGGCGGTTTGTTTTGCTCTGGAAGTCGTTTTGACCGCCTTGCCAATTATAGAATTGTTTTAGGTATTCTTGAATCTGCTGATCATTTGTTCCACCTTCGCTGCTGCTGCTGCTTTGTCCTCCCCCTTGGCTTTGGCTTTGGTTGAACCCTTGGCTTTGGCTTTGGCTTTGCTGTCCGTATAGTCCTTGAAGGCCTTTTCCTGCTAAGGTCATTGCTCCTGTGATCAGTTGCGGATTTGCCGCTGCCCATTGTAAGCCTTTTGCTGCTATTCCACCGATTGTTGATAAAATGCTCATTTAAAAATAGGCCGGATCTCTCCGGCCTTCCTCCTTTCTTACAGTTTGTACAAGCCCGGTACGCTGTACAACGGCATGCAGCGTGTGGTTTTGTTCGCCACGCGGATTGCTCCGAAGAATTGCGGCTCGTTCTGTACGATGAGTGTTCTTGCGATTTCGGTTTTTCCTTCTGCCATCCATTCTTGTGACAACGTTGGCACGCTTTCGTAGTTGTCTGCGTAGTGCCAGAAGTCCAACGTGCCTGTTGCGTTGCTTCTCATGAGACCGCTTACACGGTTGGGCTTCATTCGGTAATCGGCCCATGCTTCCTGATAGCCGAATGTCTCTTCGTCACTTGTCGTGCCGGTCAGCATGATTTCTTTTTTCTTTACAGGCTGTTCGCCGAGGTTTGCAAACTGTGGTACATAGTAGTCCAGACGGTCTTTTCTGCTCCAGAATCGTTCAAGGCCTTGCTGGTACGTTCTGCTGTGACGTACGCACATGACGCCAATAACAAATCCGTGTTCTTCAAAGCTCTTCGTAAAGGAGCTTTCGTTGATAGGCGTTACGGACATTGCACCGGTTTCTCCGATAGGCGTATCGTTTTCAGTCTGCTGTCCGCTGGTCTGTACGATTTGGTTCATGTTGACGTGGTATCTTCCACCGCCGAGATATTCTGGAATCTGTACTGTTTTGTCGCTGATGGTTACATCCCACAGTGCCTGTACCTGCTCACGGTATCGGCTTCCGCCTCGTGCCATTGCTTCATAGTACTGCTGCACTGCAATTGCGTTTCGCAATTCGTTGATGGTTGCTGCTGTGATGCTTCCAAGGTCTGTTCCGAGATATGCCAATTCGGGTCCTTCCTGAAGCGAGCTGCTCGATACTATTGCCGGTTTTTTTCCGGTTGTTTCTGTCGTATTGTAAATTTCTCCGTTCTGGTACAGTTTGATTGTGTCTGCTTCAGCCTTTTCTTTGGTCAGTTCGATATCTTCATACAGTTTTACTGCCGCATTGCCTTGCATTGGTAGTGCTACTTCCGGCCCTCTCTGAGGATAAGGCAAACAGCTCGAAAAGTAGTCGTGGAAACGGTTGACAGGCAGGCAAAAGCCTCCTTTGATTGCGTTTTTTAGAAGCGTTTCTAGGTTTACCCCTTCTTCTGACCCTCCTGTTCCGCCTCCTACCGCAAACTCTTCGTTTACGCTTTTTGTTTCTAACACTGCCGCATTTTCTATGTTTTGATCTCTGAAAAATTCGTTCCAGATCATTACGTATGCTCTTACTGGCAATGCGTTGACGCTGAACACTCCTTTAACTTTTGTCGGAATTCCCATGTAGTCCAGTATTGTTCGTTCGTACGGTTTTGGCTGTTGGATTGTTCCTTTGATTTCGATTTGCGGTACACTGTACGTTTTTGTGGGCATCCATGGCTTATTATCCACTTCCCCCATGAACTGTTTGAAGTCGTCCCACAGGATACGGTTTGGACAATAGAAGTAGTAGAAATCGATGAAAGCGTCATCCATCACCGGATATTTCGGTGTGGTCATGCGGATGATTGCACTCGTATCGATTTGGAATGTGTCTCCCGGCAGTACTTCGTCTACAAAGAACGGGATGAGTTTTCCGCTGTCGAATGTGGTCAGAATTGTCTGATCACGGTTGAATCGTGTTCGGCTTGTGTGCATCTGCGGCACTTGCAAGAAGTGTCTTTCATTGTTTCTATTCATTCTGCTGTTTCACTCCTTTCTGCTGGTTTTTCTTCCTGTACTTTGCTCTGTTCTTCCAGCTCTTTGAGCTTCATTGCGTTTACCTGTGCGGTTGCGATCATCTGGTGATACTCGTGGACGTTTTGCGGCCATTCGGTCATATCCATTTCTACTCCATCCATGGCGCCTTCTGACAGGCTTTTCAGGAATTCCGGGTCGAAACTTGCTTTCCGGACAATGTTTTTGATGTCGCATTCGTCCGCATAGCTTTCAATTTCCTGCTGGATGTCGATTGGTTCGGTTTCCTGCAATACTTCCTGACCTTCTTCGTTCTTTGTCCAGACGTATTGTTTTCGTTCCTTTTCGCCTGGATTCGAAAAAAAGGGCTTTCGCCCTTCCTCGTATCGCTTATTCACTTGGCTTGCCCTCCCATACCTTTTCGGTATCGTTCGTGAACGTTCCAAGCTCGTCCTCGAACGTTGCCAACTTAAAGCCGGTGTAGTCCTGCGGACTCTGTCCGATGAAGGTTCCCTTGTCCTTTGCCATCACGTTGCACATGCGTGCAAAGGTTCCGTTGTTTTTGCTTTCGCCCACCCATGCGTAGCATTTTGCTACGTTGTCCCAGATGCCATAATATTCATGTTTCATGATGTTTGCTCCTTTCTTTTATAGCCGGATGCCGCCCCGCATGGGCTTCTGGCTGAGGTTGATCGTTTTGGTCTTGCGTGCCGTCACGTTGAATATTCGGCGGTCTTTTGCGCCGTTCATCTTCTTACGATGTTGTGCCATTGCTGTACTCCCTTCTCATTAGTTCTAGCTCAATATCATTTGCAAAGCTTTTTGTTCTCCAGATTTCCTCCAGCACAATTTTTGCATCTTCTATGTTGCTTAGCTTTCGTAGCATTTTATATCCAGCGTCGATTTCTTTGTATTTTTTCTTAAGGAGGCGTTTTAGTGATTCTTCGGGCTGGTCCCTTATGTTCCAGGTCTTGTGC